ATGCCTGACGCATTTTGCACCCATCTTGTATACGCTATCGTATTATGACTAACCTGCTGTGCCTCGTAGGCATCTAATACTGCGGATTGGTTACCATCTTTTGTTATGTGTAGCGTTGTAGCAGGAAAACTAGTACCAATACCCAAAGACTCAGCACTTGCATCCCAGAAGAACTTAGGCGTTGTGCCTGTGTCTTCGTAGAAGGAGATGTCTCCGTTGTTTTGAACTAATAAACGGCTCTTATCAGTAGTAAATATGTTAACACCACCTCCTCCTACACCTGCTAAGTACAAATCACTAACAGCTTGTGAGCCTTTAATAACGGGACTATAATTTGCTGTTAAATCAAATGTAATACCTGCATTAGAACCATTTTGAACATTCAACCCATCAGCCGTGACAGTGCCAGTTACGTCTATGCCTGTGGCTGTGGTGGCTAGTTTGGTTGAGTTGTCATAACTTAAAGTAAAAGCGCCGTTTACTGTTGCGGTAGCATAATTTTCAGAACCATCAGCGTTTTGTAAAAATAAGTTTTCTGCTCTTATTCCTAAGTTGCCAGTTCCTACATCACTAATAAAGCTATTAGACCCATCGTGATAAATCTGCAAATCAGACCCAGCACCAAAGATAGCCTTGTCATTATCGCCCAATGCTATGCCGCCGTTGGCTGCGATTTCTCCACTAAACGTCGCCGCTCCACCAACACCCAAGGTTCCAGCGATAGCAATATTAGTATCTAGCTTCGCACTCGTCACAGTCCCATCAACAGGAACATTAATGTCTGTCTGATTCATTGTCATAACTTCGACTGCTGTACCAGTTGGCGGGGCAGTAGAGAATGTTAAAGTAGTTCCAGAAACACTATAGTTAGCCTTGCTCTGATAAACACCATCAATAAAGACTTGTGTATTATTTTCATTAACAGGAACTATAGAAAGCTCTAAAGAATCAGTAGCACCATCGCCTGTCATTGAATCAATATTTAAGTTAGTACCAGACACAGCACCAGCAATGCTATAGATAACAATCTCTCGAGTATTAACAGGGGCTACACTGAATGTCAGGGTAGTAATGCCTGAAGCAGTTGCAATGCTATAAGAACTTTGTTGCTGGAAAACACCAGCTATAAAGACCATCAGGTTATCTTCAGAGTTGATTACCTGCGATAAAGCATAATCAGTTGTAGCGCCATCGCCCGTAAAGGTATCAGTCGTAAAAGTATTACTACCGCCTCCACCGCCAATTGAACCCCACTCGCTGTTCTGGTAACCCTCAAACTGTTCATTAGTAGAGTTATAACGGAACATACCATTAACCGGAGAGCCATCTCTTTCACCTGTTGTACCTGCTGGAACCTTTACAGAGCCTGTGCCTGTCATGGTCATGTTAACAAAGGTTGGGCTATCTGTAGTTGCAACGCCTTGATCAAGAGCTTTAACGGCTGTAATATCTGTAAGCTCACTGTCCATTAAAGCTCCAGCGGCTGTAACATTTGCTGTATCTGTTACGTCTGCTAAGGCTTCGATGCCGTCTAGTTTAGTATGATCAGCATCTGTAAAGACATTAGAATCTATAGCAGCTTCGACAGCAGCACGAATCTCAGCATCTGTCTGATCAGCAGTAGCATTATCCTCAATACCATTTAACTTAGTATGATCGGCATCTGTAAAGACATTAGAATCTGTAGCAGCTTCAACAAGCGCCCTAATCTCAGCAGCAGTTTGGTCAGCAGTTGCTCCAGCTTCAATACCGTCTAACTTAGTACCGTCTGTAGCAACATCACGACCATCAACTGTTCCACCTACAGTAATATTACCTGTAGCGCCTACTGTAGTGAATGAACCTGCCGCAGCAGTAACTCCACCAATAACTGCACCGTCAATTGTACCTCCATCAATGTCAGGACTAGTCAGTGCCTTGTTTGTTAGAGTCTGAGTACCTGTAAGAGTTGTTACAGTGCTATCAATGTTGTGCGTAACTGTACCAGCAGTCACTACACTTGTAATACCTGTACCACCAGTAAAGGTAATAGTCTCTGAATCTAGATCAATAGAGTCTGTACCTGTATCACCAACAATATCTAGGTCTTGCGCTGTTACCTGTGAATCTACGTAAGCTTTTACACTCTGTTGAGTAGGTACAAGTGTTGCTGAGTTAGATACCATGTTATCTTCATCAACCCAAGCAGTAACAGTTATTGCACCGTCATTAAGGCTTCCGAAAGTTAAGTCAGTAATAGTTGTAGCAGCGATTGTACCACCTTCAACTTTATCACCGCTTATTTGATTATCAGCTAAAGTTAAGGTGCCTGCTGAAACATCAAAAGTTTTACCAACTCCTACAGTAATGTCAGCTTCGTCTATAGTACCGCCATTAATATCAGGACTAGTAATTGTTTTGTTTGTTAAGGTCTGTGTACCTGTTAATGTAGCTACAGTGCTATCAATATTGTGTGTCACAACACCTGTCGTAACTACACTTGTAATACCTGTGCCGCCTGTAAAAGTAATAGTTTCAGAATCTAAATCAATAGAATCTGTTCCGGTATCACCTACAATATCTAAATCTTGAGCAGTTACTTGAGCATCTATATAAGCTTTTACAGATTGTTGAGTTACAAGAGCAGTAGCACTATTAGAAACAAGATCATCTTCATCTAAGATTGTTGTTACAGTAGAGCCGCTTGTAAGTACTAAGCTATCAATATTAGCAGTACCATCAATAAAAATATCTTTAAACTGTAAAGATGCAGTACCTAAATCAATATCATTAGTTGTTACAGGTACTATTCCACCATCTTGAATTCTAATCTGCTCTACAGCACCTGCACCAACTTGTACAAAGACACCCCAACGATTGTTAGTACTATCAACTACAATTTTATTAAAGAAGTCAAGATCACCGATAGTATGGATATTACCGCCTTGAGCAGGAGTTCCATCATGTCTATGGCCTGTCGCACCAACATCAACAGCAGAATAAGCAAAGGTATTAATTAACTGATTATATTCGTTGTTAAAAAGAGAGGCTGTAATAGTATCCCCATCAGCGAAGGTGCTTTGCCTAGTATATGATTGTGCCATGTTTTTTTATCTCCTACCTGCGGGTACGTAATCAATGTAAAAACCATTGATCGAGTATGGGGATGATTGATCATCACTTGTAATTTTAAAACTGCATGTATTACCGCTACCTTCTACCGGCTGCCTAACCATAGGATCATTAGTAGCTCCAAAAGTAGCAGCGTCAAAAATAGCAATACCAAATGTAGCCGGGGCTGGTACTGTATCTAAAATATAATCAGGCGGCTGAGTTACTTGGGGATCTTCGTAATCATAACGAACTCTTAAAGTAGGCTGTACCACACCTTCAGGACTGAAAGAAACTCTAGCGTATTTTAAAGTCTTTCTAGTTCCGATGTCTCCAAAATCATAATTAGGTGTTTGGTAAATAGCACTAATATTTGCACCATTAAAAGAAATACCTTCATCGTGAACATAGACATAACCGTTTCTATCACCATGATAAGTATATTCAATGCTTTCTGAATCGTAAGCAGATTGCAAACCTCTTGCTTGAATACCTAAAGTTTCAGACCATTCAAATCCATTAGGCGTTAAAGTACCTATAATGCCTTTTGAGGTAACTGTACTTTCGGTAGCTTGCGAATAAAATAACCTATACTGTGATTTTTTTCTTAAGACAGTACTTGTAATAATATAAGAATCAATAAAAGAAGCGATGTCACCGATAATGCTTTGTATTTGCCGACTAACAGAACTTAACTCAACGTCAGCAATTCTAGTTGTACCAGCAATAGTCCGTATACCATCAGGTGCTAAAAAGACTAGATCGCCACCAATCTCTTGAATACTTTCACCGCTTAGGCAGCCCACATTAGCTGTGATTTGTACAAGCTGCACTTCAGCAGTATTATCAATATTATCTAAACGGTGGATAGTGTTTTTACAAAAAATGTAAAGAGAATCTCGAAAGCTCTTTATACCTACAATATTGTCATCTAAGGCTATCGCGCCTGAACCTACACCTGTAAAATCTTTATCATCATTAGTTTTGCTATAATAAACAGTAGAAGGAGCATTTAAAGTATCTACTACACATAAATGACGGCTTACTAAAGCAACATATTTACCAGCAGCAGGAGTATTTATTTCTTCAAAAACAAAAAGTCTGGTTGCGCCTGTACCTTTAATATGAAAATGAGCTATTTTGTTTGGGCCTGTCGCTATAGTTAAAGACCCGTAAGGTGTATTACTATGTCCTGTAGGAGCTAACATTAAAGCAAATTGAGCTTGTTCTTGATTAGGACGAGGTAAAACAGTAGTCGTTGCTAAGTCTGCTTCTGTAACACCTGTGTGGTTTGTTTGTTTATTTACTTGAATCCAAGTATTTCCATTATCGCTATAATAAATATTAGTTCCTGCAACAACAACCGCCCCTAAGGCATAAGGGTAAACACCTAAGATTGGTGTATCTCCAGCAGGTCTTGTAGTACCATAAGGCGTAAAACCATTTATTCTTCTATACCCGCCATCAGGATCTACTTCAAAGTTTCTTAAAGATATAGCAAGGCCCGGCTGCGAAAGCATCTCAAGCTGATTAAGGTTGGTATTTAAACCACCTTTACACGATACGCCAAAGGGTTGTGACATTAAATAAATCTCACTCTATCGTCTTTAAAGTAATCAGGAGCAGGTGACATCAGCCTAAGTTTCATAAGCTTTATACCATGTTTATAATCATCTAAAGCAAAAGAAGCTGCTTGAGGATTTTCTTTAAACTGGTGAATGTAATAACGAGCGCGGGCAAGAAGCACTGTTTTAAAAACATCAGGAAATACGATGTTATCAGAATACTCTACAAGCTCTGTGGGGGATTCAAAAGCAAAGAACCATATCTTATAAGCTTTATCAGGAATAGGGCTTAGACCAAAGCTACGGCCATCCATACTACGAATAACGCGAGTAGGTACACCGTAGTTAGCTGTATCAGCTTCATCTAAGTTTTGTTGTAACCTAAAATAATCTTTCCATTCTTCAATCGTTGTAAAACGTAGATTATCTGCTACATAAGGCGATGTTTCACCATCAACACCTACAGTGGTTAACAGGAAGTTTTCCCAATCAATGTCACCATAGTCAGTAGTAATATCAGAACTATCTTCTTTAATAAGATACCAACGTGTACCTACAACAGCATCTACAACTACATTACCATACATAGGGTTGGTAGCTCCACTAAGAGCTGTAGAAAGAAAAGGCCATTTAGGTTCTTCTAAAACAATATCTAAATAAGCTTTATTAACAGAATCTTTTATATGCTGCTGAATACCTTTAGCATTTACAAAAGAAGAAGCTGTTAAAGGAACTTCATTGAGTTCCCTTATCAGCTCATTAGTTAATGAAAGATAGTTAGTAGCCATAACTTTTCATCCGTTGCTCATTAGCATACTTAGAACATTGTTTTTCTTGAGAGTTATCAAAACGATTCTCAAGTTCTTTAATAGAAGAATAGGTCTTAGTACCATCTGGCACTTTCTTTTCTTGTTCTTGTTCTGTTACCATTTCAAACATCATCATCATCATATTAATCTTGCTCCATTGAAAAGGTTTTACTTTTAGCACGAGCTGTTTCAATTTCACTATCAGGCTCAGGAGACTTTTTAAAAATCTTATCAAAGTTTTCCTTGTACTTAGCCATGTCCATATTCTTACGGAAAGTACTACCTTTACCTGCAAAAGTCTTTCTAAAGTATACTGGGTTATTATCTGAACCTATCTGTGGCATTATAATTTCCTTTTAAAAAGAAAGGGGGCTTTTACACCCCCTGACTCATTTAGTCAATGGTAAAGAAAGCAGATACCAGAGCTTCTGGTCGCAGTACTTTAGCACCATAGACATGCAAGCCACGAACGATGTCGCCAAAGCTGCTTGGGTCACGAATGACTTCAGTGCTTGTAATCGTTTGAGCGGTTGCAGTAGATGACATGTGACCAGCAAGACACTTACCTGTTGCTGTCGAAGGCGTAGCGATGTTGTTGGTCTTGTACATGTTAAAACCACGAAGCTTACCAGAAGATACCAAACCATTACGGATTGAACCTTGACCAGCATTGTAGTCAACAGACAGCAGTTTAGAGCTTGACTGTGAAAGAGCTTCATAGAAAGCAGGTGAAGCTACAAACCAACGACCTTCTTCTGGAATGTTTTGGTCATCAAGAAGACGAGCCATACGTGCCATTACATCAAGAGGATCAGCAACATCAATCAAGTCGATAGATGCTGTGGTTTCGTTAACACCAGCAGTACCAGCAGCAGCATCAGCACCAATGATATGGTCT